TCTTCTTCCTCTGCCTGCTCTGTCGCGTGTATGCAGTACCAGATGGTATCTGTCTGTGTAATGATGACGTGCGACTTCTCTGCTTCTATTTCTATGCAGGCAGGAGCCTTGTAAAACTTCTGTTCCCCATCTATGTCTACAACCACTTCACCTTTTGCCAAGATAGATAGATGGGAATACGAGTGGACGTGCTGCGGAACCGCCCACCCTTTCGGCAAAAAGTATTCTTTCCCGTACAGCCCATCAGCAAAATGATGGCGCAGATCACATTCCACCCGGTGCTCCTTGCGGCTGTCCTTCCATCAATGCCTGCTGCTGTCCTGCCATCGCCAGTGCCGCCTGCTGTTGCAACATCATCTGTTCCTGACGCTCCATCAGGAAGCCACGCTCCGCTGCTGTATTCCTGACCGCTGACGGGATACCCAGCTTGTCGCCAATGTAGTCAATCAACTCGCCCGTCTTAACTGCCAGCATCCCCTCTTGACCCATCGTGGAGGTAAGCTGCATAAACTGAACGATGTTGTTAATCTCCTCCATGTTCTGCGCCATTGCCAGCGGAGCCACAGGAGAGACTTTGATCTCCAGACCATTGACCTTCAGTGGCATATTGACCAAGCCACGCTCGTCCATGACCTGCAAGATACGAGAAACCAGCGGGATCATCGTCTCGTTAATCAGGCGACCAAAGGCAGAACCAAGGTTTTGAGCAAGTTCCTTCATGCGCTCGACCACCTCAGTGGCAGAACGTGCCGACATATTGTCTGGCGGCAGCGACTCATCGAGCAGAGTACGCTTGATGTTGGCACGAAGGTCGTTAATGACGATCTGGCTGACGTTAAAATCACCCGCACGAGGCAAAGCACGAAGCGATTCACCCTGTGGGCCACCGTTACGAGCCACTGGAATAACCGCACCCGGCACAATCTTGACTGTCTGAGGATTTAACACGCCATCATCAGCCGCAGTGTAGACACCAGCTACAGCCAAGGAGGCGTTCTTCAGTAGCAGCTCAAGGGTTTTGTTCAGCGTCTTGATGTCTGGCATTGCAGTGAGGAGTGGGCCACGACCGTAGACCTCACCTGCAATCTTGGAGTAGCGGCTAATGACCCAAGGCGAGGACAACATACGGCGGTAGACGATCTCCTCTTTAGTCTTTACCTCGATAACGTGGTAGCACCAATCGCCACGCTCTGCGTCGTAGACCGTTGCCTCCATCAGATCAACGTCTTCTGTTGGCTTGCTATCGATCATCTGCTGCAAGTAGTCAGAGAATACAGCGTCTTTCCACTGCTGCTGGATGGCTTCTGCTTTCATACGCATACGGCGGTAGATCTTGTCTACAGTACCATTTGCACCTTCTTCATACGCCACGAGGAACATTGGGACAGGCGTAAAGTTGATAGGCGATATGTCATCACCCGGCTGCACCATCATGCAAGCGGTGCCAACTGCCAGATCTAGCAGGAACTCACCAATAGCAATGTCGAAGTTTGACTGCTTGATGACTGCAAACATCTTCTCCATGTACACATCCATAATGGCCTGTGCTTGGTCGCGCTGCTCAATAGGCACATCGGTGCCGGGTTCTAGCCTGCACCACTTACGCTGTGGCGGGAAAATGCCAGACTGAAGACGATTAGCAAACCGCTGAGTCGAGTTGATGGCCGTCGAGTCAAAGACCCGCGACATCTTCTTTGCGCCCTTGGAGTTGCCGTCGTAGTAGCCGTAAAGCTGACGTTGCGGCAGAGCAAACTCATAAGCATCGGTGTACAAGGCTTCAAATAAATCCTTGTCTCGCTGCGCTTTCTCGGCACGGCGTAAGATCTCATCCGTCGGCATCTTCTTGCCTTGGTAGACCTTGCGGCGTGTACCCTTCATGTAGGACATCTCAGCCATTATTTCAGCCTTTCTTTCATCAGCATTGATCGGTCAGACTGTCTAGGGTTCATTGCGGCACGGGCTTGTCCTTCTTCTGCATCCATAATCGTGTGGATCTGCTTTGCCCTTTTGTCGCCTTCTTCCCCTGTTTTGTATACAGGCCACTTGCCAGACTCAATGTCTGACTTCCAAATGTTAAATAATTGGTTTTCGTCTTTAACAATCTTCTGGTTTACCCAGCCCGGCACTGTGGCAAACTGACCTTTGTACTTGCCTTCAGGTATGTAGATGGTTGACGAGTAAACCGTAATCGGATTGCCGCCGGGGTCGCGCCCTACTTTGCCTGTAGAAATAGAGTTTCTGTGGTAATCCACAATGCTTTTCTCAGCAGGACTCAACATCAAGTCAGCCATTTTCTCTCTCCAGCTTGTACTTATCTAGTAAATTCCTGCCCTTTGCAGCTAACCGTCTTGCAGCACCCGCAGTTCTAGGCACAGGCTCGCCCCATGCGTTCGCAGCTAATGCAAGCCTTGTTGGGTCACCATCATCATCGACCAGTGGGCCACTAGGATTGGTGTAAAACCGTGTCAGAAAAGATCCTTTGCGTCTTGCTTTCTCACCTGTCGGAGACGATTCCTTGACTCCCGGCTGGAGATTCTTACTCTCGCCCGATGCCTCAAACTTGCGCCTGCCAGCCTCAGTCAACCCGCCTTCAGGATCTTTGTATTTGCTCATCACTTCCCTCTAGCCGCTGCCATATTGTCGATTAGATTCGGGTACGGACGGCCAGCTTTCTGCGCTCGGCGCATAGCATTGCGTTTTTGTGCGTCGCTCAACTTGTCTGGCTTACCTAGACCTTTTGGTCTTGGCTCATCCCAAACTTCTTTCTTTGGCTTGTCCATTATTCGTACCACTCCAAGGCTAGGTGCGCTGCGTGAGAAACACCGTTTACGTTTGTCAGTCGAAACAAGTAAGTCGTCAGTGGTTTTAGGACGTACTCAAGTGAGCCTGCATCGCCGCCACCCGCCTTCTTACCTACACCGCCGGGGATAATCTGCCCGTCAAGTTCTGTGCCGACTGCTGTTACTGTCGGCGCAAAGACCATAGCGACTTGGCTTGGATTACTGACTGCATAATTCCTGTTTCTGCTAATTGGCGTAAATGGTGTGCCACCACTGGTCGTCGAACCCTCGTAGATGTACAGTTCTGCGTCACCTATACATAAAGCTTCGACCGTCAAATGAGGGACTACGCCTGCCGGCGAGGCCATTGCTATGTCGATGCTGGCACCAGCGGCTAGTTTTGCGCTAACTGGGTACATCTTGTAGGCAAAGAACGCTCTGCCGTCATGGTTACGCTGGTGGTTTACATCTACGACAATCGACGGCGCATCAGCACCAGCAACGACATAGTTGCCAGTGTTGTTCTTCTGAACCTGCGTGACAAACCGGGACTTGGTTGTCAGCGATTCAAGGGTGACTTCGGTGACTGCCATCAGTCTTCCTTGCCTTCGTGTTCTATCTCAGCAGCCTTCTTCATGTCCTCTGCATTGGGCTTACTTCTTCCAGCCATCTTTGCAAAGAGCTTTGCTGCCTTACGTTGGAAAGGAGTGCGCTGCATAGGCATCTCTTCTTCTTTGTCTTCTTCTTCCCCGATGATGATCTTGATTTCCATTATTTAAGCCTTTTGTTTAGTGGCCTTACGAGCTTCCGAAAGCGCAATCGCTTGAGCCTGTTTAGGGTCTTTAACCACCGGGCCACCTTTGCCAGAATGTAATGAGCCAGACTTGTATTCACGCATCACCTTTTTAACTTTTTTATCAAACTTGTCCATTACAATGTGACTCCTTTGGATAACATCGGTCTTGATTGCGATCTGCGTCCTACTGCTGACATCCGTCCTGCTTTACGTTCAGCGACTTCTCGTTGGAATCCTTCCTCTAATGACTCTCGCTTTTCCTGCAAAGCAGACAAACTTTCTTCTCGGCCTGCTGTATCTGGTGGTGTTGGAGCTTGCTCAGTAAACTGACCGGGGAATGGCTTATCTCGCTTTAGCACAATGTCGTAAGCCATGTCAGGCGTTCTGCCTTTATTGGTTTTGACCTCACGACCGATGCTCTCAATGCTCCAATCTTGAAGCTGGTTGTAGTTGACCATCCCTTGACCGGGCATATTTAGGTCATAGCTACCTGCTCGGAAGTTATACTTTGCGCTTGGGACGGTCATGCGCTCATAAGGATCTTTCTGGTACTGCTCGATCATTGCGCGATAGTCTTGCAGACGCTTTTGGTAATCAGCAGACTTCTGCTGAAAATCTTCCAAGCCTGATGGTGTGCTCGTAACCTTTTGCATTTGCTGCGAAACATCAGAAATATCCTTTTGATACTGTGTCGCCAAGCGGGATATGTCGCGCTGCCTTGCTGTGGGTTTCTTTGCCATGTCAGATCTCCATGCCCATGCCGAGCGTTCCGAGTTCTGGGGTTAATCGCTGGTCAGACAGTAATGCACGTTGACCACCACGCGCTCTAGCTCTCATTTTTGAGGATTCTTCCTGTCCCATGCGGCGGCGCTCGTCCTCAAGTTCCTTGGCGACACGGGCAGCTTCAGCCTCCATTGTGCTTTTTTGCTCTGCGTACCGGGATGTTTCTGCGGAGAGTCGTTCTTTAGCAATACTCGTTTGCTTTTGCTGCTCCAGCAGTTGAGCATCCGCCGACTTTTGAGCCGCAGCAGCTTCTTCTTGTGCTAATTTACGGGCTTCATTAGCAGACTGCCTTGCCTTATCAGCCTGATACGTTGACCCTAGTAATAAGGCCGCTGAAATCCAGAATGCCATACATCCTCCTTAACAAAACTTTTAGGGAATTGTATGCTTTTTACCCGACTATGCAAGCGTCATGCTATCTTAGCGATAGCAAAATCTTAGGCAAAGATGTCAAAGTCCGTACTGGCTACGGTTTGCTGGATAAAATGACCGCCGGAACTCATTGGGTTCTTGGTCATTCTTCGGTGCTCACCCCCTCCCAGCAGCAGGTAGCCGAAGGCATCGCCAACGTGGGAGTGTTCGTTCTTGTTTGGTGCGTCTCGGAAGCGTTCTTGCCCTGCGCCAACGGCTACGCGCTTGAAGTGGTAGCCGCCAGCCAAGGATTTCCGCAGTAGCTTGCAGGATTTATCCACAATCAGGCCGGGTTTTCCTTGGATTAGGCGCTGCATTGGGGCTGCGGCTGCTTCTCGGCGTACTTTAAAGTCGTTACTTGGGGTGGGTTGGGCGCGCAAACCCAGTGTTCGCAGGTGGTCAAAGGCTGTGACCTCGTAGATACCGTCTCGCTGCATACCGGCGGGGTCGCCCCAGACGAAAACCTGTGCTTTAGGGTATCTGGCGTTCAGCTCACCCAGCAGTTGCTGGCCGAAACGCTCCAGACCCATGTCAAAGGTGACGATCTCGTGCAAGACTTTCCATGTACCAGATGATGTCTTCTGTCCGATGACGGCGGCTGGGGTCAAACCAAAGTCAAGGCCAATCTGAATGGGTAGGCTGGGGTCGTATTCCAAGTCAGCGGACATGAGATTGTCGTCGTACTCAGGCCAGACGGGTCTGCCTTCTTGGACGTAGGTGTATTTCCCTTCGGCGTAGCAGCGGATCCAGTCTAGGTTTTTCCCGAGGAGCATCTGCTGGTAGTATCCAGCGGGGAGGTTGCTGATGTTTTCAGCTTTAGGATTCTTTTGCCACCATCTTCCTGCGCTATAGATGCAATCGTTAGCCTCAGGATTTTCTGGAAGTTCTGCAAGATCAGCCTCGATGACTCCTCCGGGCTGTCTGAAGAATTCCCACTTAAACGCCCCACTCATCTTCTCCTTTTCTGCGAGCTTAAACCACCAATGGTCATCATCCATTGGGTTCGTATCTAATATAATGCCGTGCCAAGTAGCACCGCCGTCCCGCTTAGTCGGGTATCGTCCAACTCGGTGTGTCAATCCATCGATCACTGCCTTGGGTAGTTCCCGTGCTTCGTTGACCCATGCACCTGTCAACTCCAATGAGAGCAGCTTTCTCACATCCTTTGGCTGATCCAGCGCAAGAAAGATCACCTCGCAATCGATCCCGGCAGCACCATCTCTTGCTGGCAGCTTGATGTGGTGGGTAATCGGTGGTGTCCATAGCAGGGGGCCAAAGGTATTCTCTGGGAACAAATCGAGCCACGTCTTAATCGTCGTGGTTTTAAGCATCGGGTAGCTGTTTCGGACAATCGCAAAACGGCTGTACTTGATGCCGTCAATGGGACTAGGCTTTTGCTGTACGGCCTTCATCATGATCTCGGCACAGCAGGCGTAGGACTTACCTGATCCTACTGGCCCCATGATGCCACGAACAAATGCTTTAGATTGCAGGAACTTCCACGCCATTGGGCTAGTGGAAAAGTCGAGATTTAATCCTGTGACGGGGAGTTCTTTACTGCTCTGTTCTTTGGTCTTCACGAACATCCTCCACATCGATGATCTCAGGCGCTTTGACATTAATGCCGATAACGCTCGGTTTATCTGACTCCTCGGCAGTATCCAGCAGTCCCGAGGCTTTAGCTAAGATGCGTAGAACGCCGACTTTATCGTAGAGTTCTATATCCAGAGTACGCACACAGCCACCTTCTTTGTCGTAGCGCTCGTTGACTTTGATGGACTTGATAGCTTGCAGTGCGTGTTCAGGGATATCTTTACTGGCTTTGACTTTAATATTGCCAGTCTCATCCCACTCCATGATGTCGGTGAGCTTGGTATTGGCGATAGTCAGCAGGGAGTAAGCAACAGCTTCCCTGTTCTTGGCAATGGTAGCTGATCCACCCAGACGCTTCTGGACATTTTGGACACCGCCCCACTGCTTTAGTGATGGTATTTGTTTAGTAACTGCCATAGTCTTTATAGGTTGTTGGCGACAGCTATTCCCTATTGCCCGTGTGCGATATGCCACTGCCAGCTATTCACTGACACCAACACGACTGACCACTGCTCTTTTCCCGTCTTGCTACCACCAAGGTGTCTAGAACTTGGGGCTCCCCGCTT